GTTATGGAACATATATACTTCCCATACAACTGGCACAATAAATTCCCAGAATTCTATAAAGCTATAACATCTTATCAGCGCGAAGGTAAAAACCTACACGACGATGCTCCCGATGCTTTAACTGGCGTCGCCGAAAAGATTAATACACAAACACCGACATTCGAATTTGTATAAGAAAGGACCTAAATGCTAAACGAAGAATGGAACGATATCATACGTAAGCATGCCGGTATGTCCGAGTCTCAATTCGTGCAAGCAGAACTCGAAGCGTTTCTCTACTCTAAGAAACGACAAGAGATACTCCAAGCACGTAACTACTATCAAGGTAAACACAAACTACCAGAACATGTAGTAATGGACTCTAACGGCAATCCGACCGATGCGAAAGGTACGATTCCTAATAACAAGATTATTAATAACTTATTCGATGATTTAGTCGATCAAAAGACTAATTATCTATTATCAAAGCCTATCGACGTTAAATCCTCGATCGACTTAACCGACTTCTTTAACAAGAACTTCCAGCGTACTTTAAAGAATCTAGGTAAAGATGCTTATATCGGAACAATAGCTTACCTACATCCATACATCGATAATCAAGGCAACTTCAAACTAAAACGTATGAAGCCCGAATTCGTTATCCCGTTATGGCACGACGAAGAACACGATTCACTCGATGCTTTTATTTACTTCTATGAGTTTGAAGTATATATGACACCTAAGACTAAGACTTCCTTCTATAAGGTCGAATACTATAAGCCAGAAGGTGTTACTTACTACGATTACATCAATGGAACGCTTCAGCCAGACACGACTAAGCAATCTAGACCTTACATTCAAAGAAGCGGTCTTTCTTATAACTGGCAATCGGTTCCCTTAATCTGGTTCCGATCTAATTCAGAAGAAGTACCGTTACTCTCTAAGATTAAACCGTTACAAGATGCACTTAACCAGATGTTATCCAATTTTGCTAACGTTATGTCTCAAGACGTTCATAATACGATCCTCGTTATCAAAGGTTATGACGGTGAAAACCTAGCCAATTTCCGAGAACAATTAGCACGATATGGAGCGATTAAGATTACGTCTTCGCCAGAATTCGAATCTGGAGTCGAAACGCTTAATATCGAAGTTAATGCTTCTAATTACGAAACGATCATTAAGCTTCTTGAACGAGCTATTATCACGAATGGTCGAGGCTTCGATGCAAAAGATGATCGTATGGCTAATAATCCTAATCAGATGAACATTAATTCAATGTATTCCGATATCGATCTCGATGCTAACGAAATGGAAACAGAATTCCAGGCATCACTCGAGCGCCTATTAACATTCATTAATGCATACCTTTCATTATCTAACAAACCTATATCTAACGATACAGTATTTATATTTAACCGAGACTTACCATTAAACCAATCTGAATTAATCGATGCCTGTCGAAACTCTACTGGTATTATCTCTGAAGAAACGATAGTCGCTAACCATCCGTGGACTCTCGATACTAAAGAAGAGCTTGAACGCATTAAGAAGGAACGTAACGAGGTACTAAACAATGACGTACTGGGAACAACGCTTTCTTAATTTAAAAGAAGATGGCTTACAGACAGCACAGTCCTCTTACGAAGATCTAACTTCGATCTATGCGTATTCTTTAAATAAGTACGAAAACCAGATAGCTGGTTTCATTCAAAGATACGCAAATTCTAATAATCTCTCACTTGCCGATGCTAAGAGACAGTTGTCGGCAAGAGAATTAAAAGAATTTAAGATAACGCTTAATCAATATATTAAGCTTGCACAACAAAAGAACCTATCCCCGAAACAAATAAAGCTTCTCGATAATGCTTCCTTACGGGCACGTCTTACTCGCCTAGAAGAATTATGGATTCATACTTCACAGTTCGTCGAAATCTTAGCACAAGAACAGCATACCAATATTAACGATGCATTAAATAAAGTTTATAACTCGACCTACTACGAAGCCGCATATCTTACACAATCATTACAAGGGCAATATCAGACATTCAGACAGATCCCGAAGAAAGCTATTCAAGAAGCTATTAATACGCCGTGGAATAACCAAGATTTTTCACAACGTATATGGGATCAACGAGATAAGCTAATCACGAAGCTACAGCAAGAGATAACACGTTCCTTTATAGCTCAAGAACCGACAGAACGCATTACGGAACGTATATCCCAAGCTTGTAACGTACAAATGTCGAATGCACGACGTTTAGTCGAAACAGAAGTAGCTTACGTACAAGAATTAGCACTTAATAATACGTTTAAAGAATTAAACGTTAAACAATATCAGATACTAGCAACCCTCGATAAGCATACATCGTCAGTATGCCGTCATTTAGATAAACATATCGTCGATCGTACCGACTTTAAGCCTGGTATTACGGCTCCACCGTTCCATCCTTATTGTCGTTCGACGATGATACCGTATGTACCGCTTACTCAACGGGCATCACGACCAGATACTAAGACGGAATATGTACCCGATATATCTTACGAGGAATGGCAAGCTACCTACCTAAAGTAGCGCCGCTAGACACATATCATTCATTTATTTAACCCTTGTCTTTTTAAATACGCTACAGACGATAAAGAATAGCGTATTAAATCCTTTAAATAAAGTGAGAGATGTGACTCTCGTAAATAAAACGAATTCATTATAGGAGAATAACAACAATGACTAAAGAAGAATTACTTGCACTAAATCTAACAGAAGAACAAGCAACAGCAATTATCGAGGATTATGGCAAAAACTATGTAACAAAGTCTCAATTTAACGAGAAAAACGAAAAATATAAGCAATTAAAATCCGAGATCGAAACAACGCGAAGCGAAATCAATAAACTAACCGAATCTGAAACAGCTAATGAAACACTTAAAGCACAGATTAAAGAATTACAAGATAAAGCCGCTGAACGTGATACTCAATATGCACAACAAATTAAAGATATGCAAGTCGATAACGGTATCAATACCGCAATTCTTCAATGTGGCGTCAAGAATCCGAAAATCTTAACATCCCTCTTAAACAAACAAGCTATCGAATTGAAAGAGGACGGCACTATCACAGGCCTTACCGAACAAATCGAAGCTTTAAAGGAATCGGATCCTTACTTATTCGCCGAATCTAAACCAGTCGGTGTCGTACCTGGTGAATCTAACGCTAATCCTAATCCTGGTATTACGAAGGAACAATTTAACAAAATGTCTTACAAGGATCGAGTAGCATTACAGGAAAGTGACCCGGCCCTTTACACTGAATTATCTAACTAATTATTTAACATGGAGAACATTTAAACAATGGCTAACGAAACGAAACTCGCAAATATTATTAACCCTCAAGTTATGCAAGATATGGTATCTGCTGGCTTGCCAAAAGCATTAAAATTCACACAATTCGCACAAGTAAACGAAGAACTTAAAGGTGTTCCTGGTGACACTATCACAATTCCAGTATGGGCTTATATCGGTGCAGCTGAAGATGTAGCAGAAGGTGCAGAAGTAACGACTACTACTATGACTGCTTCCACTAAAACAGTACAAATTAAAACAGCTGGTAAAGCAATTACTTTGACAGATAAAGCAGTTAACTCTGGTTTAGGTGACCCTGTCGGTCAAGCTACTCATCAATTATCTTTGTCTATCGCTGATAAAATGGATAACGATGTATTGGCAGCTCTAGCTACTACTACTTTGGCAGCTACTTCCGCTAAAGCTATCTCTTATGAAGGCGTTGTATCTGCTGTCGATAAATTGAACGAAGAAGGTAACACAGAGAAAGTCCTTTTCGTAGCTCCTTCCCAAGTAACAACTCTTCGTCTAGACCCTAACTTCATCGATCGCAATAAATATAATGCCGACGTTATGATGAACGGTGAAATCGGTATGATCGCTGGCTGTCGTGTAGTTGCATCTCGTCGTATCGATGATTCTAAAGCAAATATCGAAAACTACATCGTATGCTTGTCTCCAGAAGTCGAAGACGGTACTCCAGCTCTTCCAGCAGTAACTATTTATACTAAAGCTGAAGCTATGCTTNNNNGTTTGACTAACGAATCTAAAGTCGTAAAAGCAACTTTCAAAAAATAATAAGGGTTAAATAATCATGGATAACATAAAAGAACTTATTCGCTTCACGACACATTTTAACGTGACTCCGGAATACGACAACGTTCTTCAGTACATCTATGATACGGAACGGCAATATCTTCTTAATAT